TAGGGTAGCTTACAAGGTTCATACTCATAAGCTATCCCACGGGCGTTGAGGTTAAGCTGTACTCGTTCTTCTAGGGTCGATCTAGAAGTCAGCGGCATCAGCAAGCTCCTCTATTACAGGAGCATTAGCGGCTTCAGTAGCAGGAGGTGCTACGAAACCATCTTCCTCATCAAAGACACTAGCAGCGGAGTTACCGTACTCTACTAGGTCAATTACTTGCACTGCTTTCAATCGTAGTGAGACACCAGCTTTCTTAGTGCTCGCCATAACATACGGGATTGGTTCAAAGGCTACCTTAACACGAGAGCCGTTGCCTACCAGTACGTCTTTACTGATTGGTACTTTCTTTGAATCCAGTACAGCAGGTTGTTGTTCGTAGTAAGTGCCGTCACGTTTCTGTACCTTAGCTTTGAGTTTGAACTTAAACTCGACTAAGCCTGTGTCATCACCTGTCTCACGATCAAAGACTGTAGTGTATACGTCTTGAGTGGTCAGCGTATTCTTGAGGCGGGGATCTTCTTTAATCGCCTCATTAAACTTTGCTTGAACTATACCTTCTAGTTGCTCACTCATTGCAGCGGCATCAGCTACCGGCATTTGTAGATTGATACTATAGTCACCCAATGGGTTAAACTTTGTATCGGGTTCAAATACTTTAGCCCATAATGCGCTGCCTTCTAATACTAATATATTTTTAGCCATGTTATTTCTTTCCTAATATAGTTAATGTTAACGGGGTGGTGGCTATAGGGGAACCTTCGAGATTATGCGAAAAAGTAATCACTTAATAAGACCTCCTCTATATCCAACGTGCCTCGCTGTGGTGGTGGTGGGACAACTACCTCATCCCCTAGTGAAGTTACTGCGTGTGCGTAGAGATTAAGCAGTACATCATGTTCTTTATACATCTCAACAAATGCCTCTCTGAGTTTCATGTTAAGTAGCGGCATGTTTGGTGAGTGAGTTCCATAGCTATCGTGAACCATAGCAAAATCTACAACTCCTGCTTTGATACATTTATCTACGGTGAAGGTTAATGCAGCAGCGTCTAACGAGTGTACAAAGTTAGGGCTACTACCTGACACGCTCTTTTTCTTATCAATCTCGCTCTCTATTGGCTGATTATAGTTTAATTTAACGATAGACCCGCTTAGATGTGTCTTAATTCTCAATTTATTTGTGTTTATGTAAGCCTGTCGCACTAATAACCCTGTTGGAGTCACCCATTCAAACGGTTTGTTGTGGTCGCAGTACAGTTTAGCAATGCTTTTAATGTAATCCATAACCTCATGTGCTGATTGTATGACCTCATTGATAGCTTGCCAGACAAAACCAGACAAATACCTAGCCGGTTTAAAGAAATCGTCACCCCAAGGGTTACTACCTGTACATTTATCAGCCAAAGCATCAGCTATATAAGCACTGCATGAGTGCCTTGTGCCACTGTAAGGTACAATCATCACTGGCCTCTTACATATCTTACGGTCTATACCAATGTTAAGTAGCTGTGTTGCTAGTTCATTGTTCTCTTGTTCTAATAATTCAGTTGCTCGCTTTGCTACGTCCGAGTAAATGTCCTGAGGTTCTTTACTTGGCGTTAAGTTTACTGAGCGTCCCCCTTCATAGTCCCTGAGCATCGCTGAGAGGTGTTGTAAGCCGTTACATGAACCATCACTGGCGCAAGGTAAACGTGTCTCATACGGCTCCCCATTAGCTCTGGCGGTGGTATACTCTGCCCATTCTTTACACCATGCTAAGGCTTGCCAAGGTTTGTCTGCTTCTTGCCACCATTTGTTGCCTAAGGGATCGTTATAAACGTCAACAGCGTTGTTAGCGTTCATATAAGCCCACATCTCACGATCTTCTAGGCTAACCTTATCTACTCCGAATACGTTAGCACCGTGTATAGCGAGCCACTGTGCTTCCTCTGGTTTTGTGATAGTAGCTGACTCTGCAAACTCTAGCAATGCTTTGGAGTAGTCGGCATTCTGTGGTGATAAGAAAGATTCTACTGGATACTTACGTCCTCTAAAATCTAGCTGCCATACATACCACATCTTACCTATGCTTTTATATTCCTCTGCTATCTGGATGGTACGCTCTACCTGTATACGTCTTGACATGCTCTTGTTGTTAATGGTGTGGACTTTCTTACGTACAGACTTAAATGTATTAAATTCTATTATCTCTTCTTCGTTAAGATACTTAGGCTCTTTACTAAAGGGATACTTTGGTAGGTCTAAGTTGTCTCTCGGAGGTAAGCCTACCCACTCCTGCCCACTGTCCCAACAAGTCCTGAGAACATCAACAACAAAACTATTAATCTGCCAAGGTGTTCGTTGTAAGGCATTCACACACTGATATTCTAGTGAGAGGTCAAGCTGTTCAATTGTATTGATATATTCCTGCGCTGCTTTTCTCATGTATGAACCCTCACGAATGGTAACTTGTTAATGTGATCAGAGTAGTAACCACCACCCCAGAAACCTTCCCAATCTTTTGGCTGAACTATACAAGGGCTATACCTTGGTAATGCAATTGAATTGGTGTCGTTGAATGCTTTAATCCACTCTGACGTTTCACCTGTAGGTATTACATGCCAGACTGTTCTGTTCTTGTTGATACGTTTGTCTAACTTTACTACGCCTGTGGTGTTAATGATTATGTCCACCATCTTTATGCCTACATGGATGCGCTGCTCATTGCTCCAGTTAGGTATCTCAATCTCATCTAACTTCATCTTATGGTTAAGACCGTGACGCTTGTGGTCAAACCCTTTGTCAGACTTCTTGTTAGCTTCCTTAATCATGTTACTGGCAACACCGTCCTGAAGACTAAGCCAATGGTCTAACCTCTTCTGTGTCTCTACCTGTACGCCTATGTTGCGGGCTACTGTTAGTAGTGTGGTCTTGGTTGCCATGTTGTCAATCAGACTAATCAGCGATAGGTAAGCAACTTGGTCGGGCTTCATCTTTTGTAATAACTTTTTTGTTATGTTTCTGTTCTGCGTATTGTCTTTCATCAGGGCTACAATGCCATCCTCAATTGGCTGTACAATTCCCTTAATGATAGTACGTCCGTGCTTTGTTTTTGAGCCTAGATCTTTATCGATAAGATCATCTAGTTGTTTGTTAAATCTATCTATACCTGATTGAACCATTTGATATTCTAATGCTACTTGCTCATCGATTGTAGCCATGTCAATTCCTCTATTCGGGACATGAATTGGTGTATATGTGGCGTGATTCACAACTAACTTCTGTTGCGTAGTAAGTGTACCACTCGGTTTTTGTTTGTGTGTCTCATTCCTGCTATATCTTTCATCGGTTGCGTAGTAAGTACGGAAGGGATTAGAAAACCGATGCTCTATCCAGCTGAGCTAAGAGCGCTGCGGAATGCTTAGGTTTTCTAATCTCGGTTGCGTAGTCAGCGCCACATTGCGCCACATCTACGCCACACATATTACTTGGACTCCAAGATGTTAATACCATCGAGTAATCCTTCAGGTGCTAGGTATGCGTACTTCATTGTAGTTTGTATGTTGCGGTGTCCCATCCAATTTTTAACCTTGAATATGTCCATGCCACCCATTACTAATTTACTACAACAAGTGCTACGCCATGTCTTCCATAACGCATCCTCAATACCTGTTTTATTCCTAAGCATATTCCAAGTGCTTCTAAATTGCTTAGGGTGTTTTGTAAACTGCGTTCTTTCTATTGCCTGTAGTACTCTATCAGTTGCAGGTAATAACAAGTCATCACCATTCTTTCTGTCAGGTATCATTAAGCCCCATTTGTTACCAATAGGTACTGGCGTTGGGTTGAACTTTAACAGCTCACTTGCTCGCATACCTGTGTCAAGACTAACAACCGCTGCATCATATAGATACTGCTGATCCATCTCTAAAAGAGTAGACAGTAATAACTCTTCTTGTTCAGGGCGATACCACTTAACACTATGCTGTGTTTCCTTAGCCCTATGGATCTTTGGTAACTCTGTTAGCTGCCTATTATCAAGAGCCATC